ATTATGCAAGGTCAAGAAGTGGTAGGTTCTATTTAGATTTATTGGTTGTTGTTGAAGATATAAATTCAGAAAGAGCAATTATTAAAGTATTTACAGAAGAAACTATAAGCACATATGAGGTTGAAGAATACGACAAAGACTATACTGAAGGTGATTCAAAGTTATTAGAAGAAATACCTAACCCACTTGGAGTAATACCTGCTGTAAATGTTTACAATCTAAGAGGTGGTAAAAGACCAATTGGCATAAGTGATTTGGCAGATGTTGCATTTCTACAGCAATCTATTTACAACGATTATTCAGAAAAAGAGCAATTAATCAGATTAGCAAACCACCCAAGTTTAGTTAAAACACCTAATGTTGAAGCAAGTGCGGGTGCGGGTGCAATAATAGAAATACCAGAAGATTTAGATAGTTCATTAAAGCCTTATATCATTCAACCAAGTGGACAAAATTTAGATGGTATAATGAAATGTATTCAAAACAAAGTAGACGCTATTGATAGAATAACCCACATGGGAAGTGTAAGAGCAACAGGTTCACAAATAGCTAGTGGAATAGCATTACAAACAGAGTTTCAATTATTAAATGCTAGATTATCAGAAAAAGCAGATTATTTAGAAAATTCAGAAGAACAGATTTGGGCTTTGTTTGCTAGGTGGCAAGATAAAGAATGGGACGGAAAAGTTAATTATCCAGATACTTTTGATATTAGAGATTGGGCAAACGATCTTCAATATTTACAAATGGCTAAAGCTAGTGGCATTAAATCAGAAACATTTAATAAGGAAATAGACAAACAAATTGCTGAATCTGTTATTGATGATAACGAAACTATCAAAACAATAAATGATGAAATAGATGCTTTAAGAACAGTAAGAGGTCAATTTCAAACAACAGAAGTGGAAGGTCAAACAGTTGGCGAAGAAGAAAGTTCCTAAAGATAAAAAAACCAAAATACCTAAAAAATATTTATCTGGTTTAAAAGGTTCTGAAAGAAGTTCTAGGGCTAACCTATTGAAAGAAATAAGTAAATTATATAAAGCGGGTGCTAGAATACCTTTATCATTATTAAAAAGGAGGAATAGGTCTTAATGGCAATAAAAAGAAAACCATTATCAGCTAGAACTCTTTCAACATTAAGAGCAAAAGCTAAAAAATCTAAACTTTTTAATTTAGCCGATTTAAAAGCTAGTTTTCGTAGAGGTCAAGGTGCATTTCTTTCATCTGGTTCAAGACCTAGAATACCAATGTCAGCATGGGCTATGGCAAGAGTTAATAAACTTATAAGTAGAGGTAGGTCTGGCACATTTGATAAAGATATAATTTCAAGAGCAAGTAAAAGAAAAAGAAAATGATGCCTATGTTATGGAAAAGCCAAAAAAAATATGTATTGTTTGTAAAGTGTATCTAATAGAGAAACTAAAAGATGTTTATCAATGCCCTGTCTGTAAGGCAATAGTAAATGAAAGGTTAGATGAAAAAAATAAATGGCAGTTTATAGAGGCAGAGACGTTAAATTAAACAAACCATTTAGGTTATCTACAAGTGAATCTAAAAGAAAAAAGTTTGGTGTTTATGTTAAAAATAAATCAACAGGTAACATAAAGAAAGTTACTTTTGGTGCTAGAGGAATGTCTATTAAAAAAAATATACCCGCAAGACAAAAGAGTTTTTTAGCTAGAATGGGTGGAGTTTTAAAAGAAGTTAAGGGACAAAAAACACTATCACCTGCTTATTGGTCTATTAGGGCATGGCAAAAAGACTTTCCATTATAAAATATGTCAAAAATTTTAGAAAAATTAGCTGATACGCATGAAGAACGCATAATAAATGTTTTATACAAACTTGAAGAAGATGTAATAAAAGAAGTTACCAGAGCAACAAGTGGTAAATTAGTTTCACAAAGATTGGCAATACAATTACAACCAAAATTAAGAACTATTATTGAATCAACTTTTTTAAATGAAGCTGATTTAATTATAAATGAAGAATATAATAAAATAGCTAAGGTTGTACTTGATACCTTTGGTGAAATGCCTATTCCAAATAAGTTTAAAAACCTAACAGAAATTGATTTATCAACGATCAATGCTTTAAAAACACAATCTTTTAGTGGCTTTGAAGATATTGCAGAAAGATTTTTAAAAATTATAAACGACGAGGTTTATCAAAGCACGATTGCAGGTAGACCTTTTGAAGATATGGTTAAAAATATAAGGCAACATATTAATGGTGTTTACCAGAGGTCTAATACAAGTGAAATAAATGAATTAGTTGATTTTATTAATGAAAATAAATTTGATAATTCAAAAAAAACAGAAATAGAGGAAGCTGTACGAAAATTGCATACTCAATATGCAAGTGATAGAGCGGGAAATAACCTAAGACGTTATGCAAGTCAGATAGCACACGATAGTGTTATGCAGTTTCATGGTCAGTTTACAGTATCAAAAGCAAAAGAAAGTGGTTTGAAACATTTTAGATACACTGGTACCCTTGTTAGGGATAGTAGACCTTTCTGTATTAATATGCTAAATAAAACATTAACCGAAGAACAAATTCGGGATATTTGGAATAATCAAGGTTGGTCTGGTAAATCTACTGGCGATCCTTTTATTGTTAGAGGTGGTTACAGATGCAGACATACTTGGATTCCAACAAACCCAGATTGGGATATTTAAGGAGTGAGAAATGGCTGAAGAAAATCAAGTAGAACAAACTACAGAAATAAAAGAAGAAGCACCACAACCACAAGCACAGGAAGCAACAGTACAAACATTCACACAAGACGAGGTTAATAATATTGTTGAAAGACGATTAGCCAAAGAAAGAGGTTCTATGTATAAGAAACTAGGTGTTGATGATTTAGATATAGCTGTAACTGCTGTAAAAACACAAAAAGATTTAGAAGAAAAACAACGTATTCAAAAGGGTGAGTTTGAGGAAATACTGAAAACAAGAACCCAAGAACATCAAAAAGAAAAAACACAATTAGAAAACCAACTTAAAGATATAAAGATAAATAAGTCTTTATTATCGTCAGCATCAAAGAATAAAGCTATAAACCCAGATCAAGTAGTTGAGCTTTTAAAGAGTAATATAAAGCTAAATGAAACAGGAAATGTAGAAATACTTGATAAATCTGGATTAGCAAGATACAATAAAATGGGTGAACTCTTATCGACAGACGAATTAGTCCAAGAGTTCTTGACACAAAACCCTCACTTTGTCAGTGCCACTCCTAGTGGTTCTGGTTCGGTGTCAAATGTGGATAGGACAGAACTCAATAAACCTTTAAATTTGAGTGATTTAGATATGAATAATCCAAAAGACAAGGAAGCCTATAGAGAATATAGGAAAAATAAAAAATCCCAACCTTATGTGATTAATTCAAAATTATAATTTTTTAAAGGAGTCTTAAATGGCAAACGAAACTACCAGTTCAACCATTTCGGAACTATATACCGAGATAGTTGCAGAAGCTATGTTCACAGCTAGTGAGCAATCAATAATGAAAGGTTTAGTTAGAAACTACACTATTGCAGGTGGTGGAAAATCAGTAGAAGTTCCGATTTATCCAACAGTATCAGCGAGTGCAGTAAGTGAAGCATCTGATCTTTCAAACACAGCGATTAATCCAAGTTCAGTTACAATAACAGCATCAGAAGTTGGTATTATGACAACATTAACTGATTTAGCTAGAAATTCAGCATCAAGAAATGTTGCTCAAGATATTGGGAGAGTTTTTGGTGAAGCTATAGCTAGAAAGATTGATTTAGACCTAACAGCTTTATTTGATGGGTTTTCAACAGCAGTTGGTGGTGCAGATGCAGTATTAACAGCAGATACAGTTGCACAAGCACACGCAAATCTAAGAAATAGCTCAGTACCAATGAATGACTTAGCCTTAGTTATTCACCCAATGGTAGCACATGACCTTAAAAGAGGCATGACTAACACATATGCGGGTTTAGATACTGATATTTCTAATGAGGCATTACGTTCTGGGTTTATAGGAACTTTATTTGGTGTTCCAGTATTTGAAACTGCTAATATGGCAAACACAGGTACAGCGGGAGACTATAAAGGTGCTATGTTCCATAGAGATGCTTTAGGATTAGCAATGATGCAAGACCTTAAAATAGAAATCCAAAGAGATGCTAGTTTAAGAGCAGATGAAATTGTAGCAACAGCAGTTTATGGTGTTGGAGAACTACAAGATAGCTATGGAATAGAAATCGTAGCAGATTCATCAATCCAATAATCAACTAAACTATGGGGTGGGAAACCACCCCTATAACTAAAGGATTATTTATGGACACGATTAAATTAGAAAGAAATGGTAAAGTCATAGAACGATCAAAAGCAGATTATAAAATGAATAAGTCAGCTTATGATTTAAGAGGTTTTAAAGAAGCTGTTGCAAAGCCTAAACCAAAGCCAGAACCTAAAGTTGAAAAACCCAAAGAAGAACCAAAAGCAGAAGTAAAAAAGGATGCTGTATTAGAAAAAGACCAACCTAAAACAGCAAAGGCTGAATAATGGCTACATCTGAATTTGCGGTTGCTAATAGTGATTTACAAAAGATACAACCAGATATTCTAGGTTTTGGGATTACTGATTTTGGCGATCAATTACAATTTGCTGAAAATGATGTTCTTAGGCGAGTTAGAGAAGAATGGTGGGAAAGATACAGGCATCAAGTCAGATACAAAGATATTACTAAAATAACATCTGTTGAAATGACCAATAGCAAGTTAACTAATTCACAATGGACACAATCAGTTGTTTATTTAACCTTATG